GCTTACCAGTGTAAATATAAGATGCGCAAAATAAAGTTATAGTTTTGCCCAAAAGAGATACCATTCCTTCCTCTTCAATTTCAACAACTTTTTGTGGTAACATTTTCATACATTCCTTTCGATTATGATGTTAAAGATCATTTTCTTATAGCCAGTGCCATGCAGATAACTATAATTCCCGTGCCTATCAAAAATTTATCAACAGAGTTCAAATCAATATATTTTTCAATAGGTATACTCATAATAGTAAATCCTAGTAATAATAACGATAAAATTATTATTTGTGACATCAACCCCTCTTTTCCTATTCTTTTTCTAAATATTCGTCACATATTCCACACAGTTCTACTTCCCTACCGTATGACCATTCTTCCCATTTATTCATCAATTCTTCATATCCTAAATTGTAATTATCATCATTAAATGAAAATCCTTTAATTTCCGTTAAATAAAAGTTAAAATCATTTTTCGCTGCTCCCGCTCCAGCTCCCGCTCCCGCTCCCGCTCCCGCTCCTGCTACTGCTCCAGCTCCCGCTCCCGCTCCCGCTCCTGCTCCTGCTCCCGCTCCAGCTCCTGCTCCCGCTCCAGCTCCCGCTCCCGCTCCAGCTCCAGCTCCAGCTCCCGCTCCCGCTCCAGCTCCCGCTCCTGATTTTATTTTTTATTACTGAGTACATAATTAACTCCTACTTGAGAATGGTAAAACTTTCCACCAGATTTAATTGTACATATAAATCATTCGGTAAATACTGCACATCTTTCCATTCTTTTTCCTTAAAATCACCAGTTTCATAGACAATACCTGGTGATGATAATTTTACACAGGTATCATTCACACCCTCAAGCTTACCAGTGTAAATATAAGATGCGCAAAATAAAGTTATAGTTTTGCCCAAAAGAGATACCATTCCTTCCTCTTCAATTTCAACAACTTTTTGTGGTAACATTTTCATACATTCCTTTCGATTATGGTGTTAAAGATCATTTTCTATTTTCCGGCCTGACATACCTCTTCCTCATCTGCCCATACGGCATGTGTGGATATAAAGGGCAGGTAAATATTCCACAATCAACGCGACCGTCTACATAAAGACCTGAACATTGACAACATTTCGCTTTATTTGCCAACGCATTGCTAAGAACCTCTCCAGACAGGTATTTTTTTAACAAATCTCTACCCTTTGATGCTGGGGCGGTATCTAGCAGCCTTAAACAATCGTTTGCTTGTTTAACATATCCATTTTCGCTGTCTACGGTCTTTAAAATCGAAACTGGTTTACTCTTCATTGCAATCCGTCCTATTTAGTTAAATTACTAATAATATAAATATAATCTATTTTTATCTGAAATGCAAGTTTTTTTTTGTTTATTTTCATTTTTTTTGTTCATTCTGCATGTTTTTTATTTTTTTTTACGTTTCTTGTGCCTCAATCAACACTTTCATCTTCTTCTGTAAAAGGACAACCGTTACAGTCATCTTTATCGTCATACCAATCACTTGGTCTCTTCTGACAATCTTGACAAGGACCATCCAATTTAATCTTAAATTTCTGTTGCATGTTTTTAATTTTCTCTTTTATAATTTTTATATGAAGCATGATTTTGTCTAGCTCAGGTATGTTCGGATAATCCTGCACAATATCCACATAGGAATTGAGCAATTTCTGCCAGTCCTTGATTGTTTTAGGTGCATTGTATTCGTTCTGTTTATTTTTCATATGCTTCCGGCCATCCGTCCTTAATTCCTCCATACGAAAATCCATCCTCTTTTTGCCAGGACTCCAAGCCATCTATCACAGTTTGACAAGTGTCACACCAATAAGCTGAACAAAAGCCATTATCAATCGTAGTAGTAAACTTTACGACTGATCCAATCGGTATATCACCGCAACACCCCCAGCATTTGTGGGTTTTACGTATTTTGCGATTAATTGACCATGTATGTGACATATTAGATTACATTTTCAAATAAATCAATCTGCTCGATTGTTTTGTATGTTTTGTCCACTAATGCCAATTCCATATTTTTTACCGCCTGACGGTAGTAACTGTTTTTAAGTTCGATTCCAATCCCAAGTCGTTTCTGTATAACCGCTCCGTATACCTCGGAACCAACACCCATAAACGGAGTCAAAACTATTTCACCTGGATTAGATCGCAACATTACACAACGGTCAATTATGTCAAGCTGTAGCGGATGAACATGCTTTTCATCATCAGGATCCTTGCAACTCTGAAAAGGCAACACCCTATCCATATTAATATCATCCCACACAGAAGACGCATACCTGCGCCATATCATGTGAGACCATTTGTTTTGCTTCTGGTCACCTGTCCAGTTTTTAAATGGTAGATATTCTTCAGGTATCGGACACTCTCCAGCATAAAACTCTAATCCGGTAGGATGCTCTATTGGTATTTTATTAATTCCTTTTTTTCTGAAAATCAACAAGTAATCAGCACTTGCGACACCGCCATACGCCGCGTCCTCAATGATAGTGCTATGTGATAGTATTTTTGTCATTGTTCTATTCCTTACCCACAGAGGTTCTTTCCAGATTGTATGACGCGCAATAAAATGAAACCCCTCCGATTCATGCAGCTTGATAATGCCACCCGGGAAATCAGTCAAACAATCCTTACCGGTATTGCTTGACGGAATGTCTGTACAATGTACAGCCGTTATTCTGCCGCTAAGAGTTATCCGATTCAACTCCCTTACAACAAACCGGTAATGGTCAAAGAAATCATTATAGTTCATTGCATTTGACAAGTCTCTTTCGTTACTAGAATAATGATAAAGTCCGCCAAACGGAGGCGAGTATATTGATAAATGTATTTTTTCATCTGGCATTGACCTCATAACATCTATCGCGTCTGCATTGTAAAGCGCATACCTATCATTTACAACTTGTTCATTGACCATTGCTTACTCCTTTTTATAGCCATTGCGGTAAAACCTCCTGCTTTGTATAGTGAATATTGCTTGTATGTTTAACAGAATTGTTCATTTCCAAAACAAGGTTATTAAACATTTTCATTGCTGATTCATTTTTACGCTGTAAATTTTTCATTATTTTTCTCTCCCCTTCCGTCATTACAATATCCACAGTAACATCATTCTTTTGTCCGAACCTCCAGCACCGACGCACGGCCTGATAATACTGCTCATAAGAATGGGATGGGAAGTATACTATGTGATTACAGTTCTGCCAGTTCATCCCCCACGCACCTATTTTTGGCTTTGTTATAAGGTTTTTTATATTTCCGTTTGCAAATTCCATGAACACTCTTTCTTTTTTATCGTCACTATCACTACCAGAAATTTGAACTGAGTCAGGAATAATATTTTCAAGATAATTTCCTTCGTCATTTAACTGACACCATACCAAAGATTGTCTTTTCTCACCCGACACCTTTTCGAGTACCGTGTTACACCGTTCCTTTATCGTGCGTTTTTTTTCTTCCCTCTGTTCTGGTAATGTACTTGCCGGAAAATGAAATAAGCATCCATCTGGTATTACTTCTGCCTCAACAAGATTTTCAATCTCAATCAATTTTGGTAAAATAAATTTATCGTCTTTAAAACCTAAATCAGACGGCTTTCGACAAGCTCGCGCCCAAGATGTAACCCACCGCCAAAATGGTAATTGTGAATGTCCCTTAAATCTCCATTTTGGAGCCTCACCGAACATTCTTCTTAATCCGATATTGTTGTTGTCGTTTTTAAAATACCTGTTCAACATATCAAGAAATCCTAGATATCCCAGAGCTTCACTTGACGTTCCAAGTTCAATATAGTCATTCGGTGCAGCTGTCGCCGTTGCGAGCAACCTATATGAAACCTTACGCATAAACTCTGTTATCTGTGCCTTAAAAGACCCATCGAAATTTTTAAGGATGCTGCTCTCATCACAAACAACACCAGAAAAATCATTACAGTTGAAATAATGCAACCGCTCATAATTTGTTATTATTATTTTTCCGGTTATTTTTCCATCATTAGACCGTATACATTCTATATCGAACTTTTCCCCCTCATGCACGGTCTGTGCTGACACTGCCAACGGCGCAAGAATTAATACTGGTTTATTTGTTTTTCTTGCGACGTTTTCTGCCCATACTAATTGTTGCGGTGTTTTTCCTAATCCACAATCCTCAAATAGTGCCGCACGACCTTTCCGTATTGCCCATTCAACGAGTGCCTTCTGAAAATCAAAAAGGAAATCCGGTATCCATACTGGCTCAAACCCAGTATCCGCGCCTAGATTATTTTTGTTTTGTAAATAATCCTTATATTCCAAAATTCCTCCTAAAAAGTTATTGACCAGTTTAATAGCGCTGCAGCACACCAGTATATTGCCCGTTTCCAATCGCCGGCCACCAGGCACATAGCCGCAGCACCCAGATTCATGATTATCATTACTATCGGAAAAATGTATATTTGTTTCAAGACTTATCCTTTTTAAACCTTCTTTTAGCAGCGGCCTCCGTGCGTCTAGCTGCATTGTAACAAGTATCATATACCTCATGCCTGGCCACTAAAGCCTCTACTACTGCCAGCTCAGTAAGCAGCGTTGCGCGGCGATCTAGCAGTTTGTAATAGTTCTCCGCAGGCGGTTTATGAAATTGGCTTTCAAACCATTTTTCAAATTGTGTTTTTTTCTTAAGTTTTTTCATTCAGATACCCCCTGATATTTTTCTTCCAGTATATTTTTTCCTCTGGAATGTTGTCTTTAATGCTTTGTATCCAATCTTGTTGGGGTACGATTGCATTTTTACCGGTCATTGCACCAACAATCACTAGTTCAAAACAAGAGTAATCCGTTTTCGGAATTATACCTAGCAGCGGTTCGATTGATAAAAATGGACGGTGTTTGGTTTTATGTAAAACCACATCAGTAAAATCTTTACCTGGTTGACAGCCTGTTATGGTCAACCCACACATAACATTGGCCGGCCAATCAAATCCATAATATGATGTTGTATTTTTAGACAAAAACATGAACGTATGTCGCTCACACTTCAGGCACACATCAATTGTTTTTTGCAGGTTATCTCTTGTAGAATACTCAATATCGCTATAAAAATCCACAAAAAACTTTGATGGTTTTTTAATCTCTTTCGGCTTAAACAATTGATCTGGCAAAAACGTAACCTTATCATAATCGTTGTTGCCGTACAGATGCCTGATGCGAGGCCATACTCTTTGGCGTACAACACAGTATGGACATCCTCTACTGCAACCTACTTGTGGGTTCCAGGTATAGTCTAATCCTGGCCAGTCTATTTTAGTTCGGTTCATTTTTTTCTTTCTTTTCTTGTTTCCATTAAAATAGCATCGTAATATTCTCTCGAATAATATCCTGATAAACACCATACCACTGCATGTTTTGAATAGTTATAAGACCTATGTTTTAGCTGTCTTACCGCAGCCTCGCGAGAGAAAAAAGGCCCCGTAATCATCATCATGGCTACCATACATGCATCGGGTCGCATCATCTGTTTAGGATCAATGATTAACCAATATGGAGCCGCAGTACCCTCATTTTTTTCGCTGATTTCAAGCTCAATTTTCATACAGTCTCCTTTTTTTCGAAATAAAACACAATTGGTTTCTCAGTTATTTGTATCTGTCCAAATCTAAGGGCTCTCTTAAACTGTGCGTTTTTCAATAGCATCGACACTTGCCTTTCCAATTCTTTTCTCCAAACTTCCGGTCGCATCGCGTGCTTGTGAATGTTGCACTCCCTGCATGAAGGCATCAAATTATCTTCTCTATCCGGATCAACGAGTGGCTCTAAATAAGCCAATCGTTTTGGCCAATAATGATCTTTATTCATTTTTTTTAAATCCATTTTAACGCCGCAATATGCACAATGGCCGTTAAATTTATCAAATATTTTATGTCTATCTACTTTTTTCATTTTTACTCATTTATCCTTTCCAACCCACAATCGTTTTCATCCGGATTGAAATATAGTAATTTTTTTTCCCCTTGAGCCTTGCAATAATACCCGGTGTGCGGATTACCCTCGATGTATGGGCATGTATTACAAGCTGATATTTTTATTACTCGCATTTCAATTTCAGAAACTCCGCGTAAATGCTTTCTGCGTATCACCGCAATTTTTTCTTGCGCGTGTATCATTGCTATGTACCATCTTTTTTTATACTCCCTGATGTGTTCTCGATTATTCTGCGCCCATTTTATTTTTAGTTCTTTTTTCCGAACTCCGGCACAATCTGGACACCTAACCGTTCTTCCGTGTTTTGGTGTAATAATAATACCACAGTCCTTACAGTTTTTTAAATGCATTATCCACCCCAATACAAATATAAAATTTCTCCAACATAAATCAAGAAACACATCTCTCTTTTGTGTGTTTCTGGATGATCTACTAAGTCTATTGTCGTTGTTTTATGTTTAAATTTAATTATAGGTGATGGTTTTCCTTTTCTTGCATATCCATTTTTGATATGAATTTCATCGAACTGAATAAAACCATTTTTGTATAGACGTGAATACCAATATGCATTTGCGGTTCTATACTCTATTGGCTTTTCACCTCGTGCATACAAATCAAACCATTTTTTCTTTACGTTCAAATGTAATATTTTCATTAAATTCAACCTTGCTATTTATATTTTTAGCTTCTCATACAGTTTCTTGATTTCAGCGTCATATTCTTTTGCTGATTTTGACTTGTATGCTATTTTTCTCTTTTCTTGTTCGTATTTTATCCAGATGTTTTTATTCACCATGATTGATTCCTTCCAGTAATTTTTCTTAATATCAATTTGCATAGCAATACAACCTGTGTTTTTAAATTAGTTCCCAAAAAAATCATCAGAGCGTTCATTGTCTTTTTTCTCATAATATCGTCCGCTTTTCTGATCGTAATAAAGTATCGCTTTTCCTATACATCCGGTGTACCTGTATTTAATTTTCTGTATGTTTATTTCTGTGTGGGCATCGGATTCAGATGATACCCTAAAAACACATATTCCGTTATCCGCCTTATTTCGCCAATGAGCAGAGCCTTCAATATCGTATAATTCAGGAACCGGGTACTCTCCGTTTTTGTCTTTAACCATTTTTGTCGGATGCGCTACAATCCACAAATGAATATTGTTTCTACGTGCAAACTTCCGGCATTGCCTCAGACACTTACCGATAAAATCAGTATTGGATATGTCTTTTGGCTTACATAGCTCGATTTCGTTCCACGGATCAATTACCAGTCCATCTATTTTTTTTGTTACAATTAGTTCACGCGCTGCATTCAATACCAATTCTAGAGTGATATCTTCTTCCAAAGCATCAATAAAATAAAAATGTTCATTCACAAATTTTACATATTTATCTATACTGTTTTTATCCATTCTGCCGGCGCCCAGAAAAGGGAGACCTGAATATTTTTCTATTAATTTGTGATAATGCATTTCCACCGGGTAGTTTTCAGGAGAGAATACCGAAAACTTCCAGTTATCACTTATTGCAATATTCATTATCAAGGCGTCTACAAATTCGGATTTTCCGTGAGACGGCATGCCTGTAACCACAGTAAACTGTCCCTTAACCACAGAATACAATTTGTCAAGTGCCGGCCATCCGGTTGATGTTCCCCGCAGATACCCCTTATCATATATTTTTTTCAGGTTTATAATTATAGGGCTTGTGTCGTAAATAACAGATTTTTTTTCCTGCTGCTCAGATGGCTTCTTTGCCGATACCCCATATCCCTTTGAAAACAACGATTTCGCCGCCGCTGAATAATCTCCCCCATGTTCGAGTATTGCGTATATCGCCGACGCTTTGTAAATATGGTTATTCTCAAATGATGTACTGGTCGAAAACACATACAACCTGTCTGGCACTGCGCCCCATGTTGCGGAAACCCCGCGCCCTGGTTTGCCTGGACGCTGGAAATATACCACAGTTCCGCGCTGGAATAGCTTTGTCCATCCGTGATATTCCAGAAGATCGACAATATCACATCGTTTATTATAATCGTCGAATGGGGTTATTGCCTCTCCATTTGACACAGGTAATTCGCATGATGGTTGCGTTTTCTCTATTTTTATTTCGTTGAAGCTCGCAGCAGTAGATAATATTGTTTCTGCCTCTTCGTCCGTGACATGCTGTATTTTATTAAAATCACCATAATACATTTCGTAGTTTTGGGACGGAAAACATACAAAATACCCACCCTCTCCCCTGGTTTCAATCGTAGCTTTATTCTCAGTATTGCAGGCCAGTTTGATATTTTTTATATTTTTATCGGTACGAAAAACAACATGATACCCACCGGATGGTGTTTTTTCAATTACCATTTTTGACAATAACTCAGGATACTGATCGTTAATCAGCATAATCCATTCATCCCATCTATTTCCGTTCTTTATATCAAAATCCACACAGCATACTCCACCGGACACTGCGCCACATATTATAGCAATATTACCGCCCCACAAAGCCGCTTCCGTACCTGCCAGGGTAGTTTGGTAGCCCTTCCATGTTATCGTCGGTATTTTACCCTCGCATGGTATCACAGACAGACCGCAGGAGATGTATCGCTCGAAGATATTCATATTTTTATTTTCCAACCACTCTGTTTATTTTCATTCTTAGGTTCAGGTGTTTCGGGTAACTGATTTAAAAACGTGCCGAAGTTTTTTAAATAAACTTTGTTAGTTTCACAATCTTTTAAATAATTGGTAATTGTCTTTTCTAACTCTTGCCTTGATTTTGTTTTAAAAATTTTCCTTATTTTAAATTTATCTTTTTTACATTTTGCCGTTGAACGATTATTATTATTTTTATCACGGTTTGGATAAAGTGTGTATATATAATTAATATCTATATCTATATCTATATCTATATTGCCATGTTTTGCCATTGGCAGATTTATAGGTGTGCCATGCGACTGCCATCTTGCTGCTGCACCTGCCTTTCCGGCCTCAATTTTGGCACTTTTTTCCTTTTTAACCTCTTTTAATTGTTCATCCAGGAACATGATTTTAACATTATCACACGAATCTTTTTTTAAAATACCTTTATCAAATAATGTTTTTATATGCTCTTGGTTTGCGGTACTATAGCGCTGCCATAGGTGTGCTATAGTTATGCTACAATCCCGTTTCCAGTAATATGCACAAATGTTTATAAACAATCCCTGAATACTAAAATCTTCGATTGTTATATCGCCTATTAACCATTCGTCGGGAGTAAATTTAAAATACGGTAGTTCTTTTGCCATAATAAAAAAAAGAGTACGAAGCCAGGCGGGTAATTTATGGCCGATCAATAGCGATAAAAGTTTCCCAGCTCGCGTACTCAATATGCTTTTTGAAATTTAAATCAATATTAAATTTGACCATTGTAAGTTTACCCCTTTGAACTATAAATATAATCTATTTTTTTAAGAAATGCACGTTTAATTTA